TGTTGTTTAATGATAATCTTTACACGTTTGGAAATGCAATGCAGGCATTTTCTTATGTAAATAATATTATAAATACTAATGCTTTAGTGCGCTAGCAGTCCGAGGTAAGGCTAGCAAAATATTCCTCGGCCAACGCCTTTTGGGTTGGTTTTTTACATTTACTCGCTTAATAAGGAGAACTTTATGACGTATCTTACGCAATTACCTTCTGTGTTTAAAGATTTTGACAAGTATTTTGTAGGATTCGATGATTCTTACAATAAACTTACAAAACTTCATGATGACATTACTAAACACATTCCAAACTACCCTCCGTATAACATCCGTAAAGTAGATTCCAACAAATATGTTATTGAACTTGCAATTGCTGGATTCTCCACTCAAGATGTTGAAATTACTTTAGAAGATAACAAACTTATCATTTCTGGCAAAGCTCAAGATGATAATGAAAACTTCTTGTTTAAGGGTATCGCTAATCGAGCATTTACAAGAACATTTGCTATCGATGATAATATTGAGATTAATGATGCAGCAATGTTAAATGGAATGTTACGAATTGCTTTGGAAAGAATTATTCCAGAGCACAAAAAGCCAAAGAAAATTGAAGTCAAGGAAGCTGGTAAATCTTCTAAAAAAGAATACTTAGCTGAAGATAAGTGATTTCGTTTCTATTAGAAAAACTTAAAGACTTTGTGTGTAAGTGCTCTAACTCCAAAAGAGATGTAGAGCACTACCTTTCTCAATCTGTAGACCGTGCAGATTTTGAACGCAGAGAACAGAAACTCAAGTACAAAGGATATCTATGACAATTTTATCTACTATTTGGAAATTTCTCGAAGCTATGGCTGAGGGTCGTAGAATGAGAGTTGAAAAATCAGTCCAGGAATACATTCGTAACCAAAGGATTTAGTATGAATATAGTAATGGGGATTCAATTAATAAATGGATCCGATTTGATAGGTGTTATTGATAAACAAGATTCTTATTTTACCATCACAGATCCTGCTCAAGTAGCTTTGGTTCCTTCTTCATCTAGCGGACAGATGGGTATTGCTCTAATGCCTTGGATTCCATTTAGTGATAATAGAGAATTTACAATTAAATCAAATATGGTAGTAACAGAATTCACTCCTTCAGTGGAGTTAATTAACCGTTATAATTCCATGTTTGGTTCTGGTATTCAAATTGCTTCAGCTTCTGCTTTGAGGTGAAATCCTAAATAGGGGCATACTCTTTAGAGGAGCCCCTAATGTATTCTTTAGAATTATTACAGAAATTATTTCCTAAAACAAAGGCTGATGTACTGAATCGATACGTAGAACCTTTGAACCAAGCAGCAGGAATGTATTACATTTTAGATACAACAACTAGAGCTGCTGCATTCATAGCACAAGTAGGTCATGAATCGGGTGGATTCAATTTTGTCAAAGAGAATCTTAATTATTCTGCTGATGGATTGTTGAAAGTATTTCCAAAATATTTTCCTAACCGACAGTTAGCAGAACAATATCAAAGAAATCCTCAAATGATTGCCAATCGTGTTTATGGTGGTCGTATGGGTAATGGACAAGAAGCTACTGGTGATGGATATAAATTTTGTGGTCGAGGATTAATTCAATTAACTGGAAAGAACAATTATCAAAGAATGGCAACTGATTTTCAATGTTCGCTAGATGAATGTGTTGCATATCTTGAAACTCCAACAGGAGCTTGTTATAGTGCAGCTTGGTTTTGGGATGTTAATTTGTTAAATGACCTTTGTGATAAAGGTGATTTTGTTACTTTGACTAAAAGGATTAATGGTGGAACAATTGGTCTTCAAGATCGTATGCACCACTATCAACTTGCACTTCAATTAATGGGCTAGTAGCCTCCTTCTCTTTTTTATAGTATGCTAACATCTCTTTAGAGGTGATATGAACTTTTACACTAATATCCACATCCGTGGTAATGAAATATTACTCAGGGGATACGAGGCTGGTGAGAAGATCCAGCTTGCTGTTCCCTATAAACCTTATCTGTTTGTAACATCACATGACAATAATACACCTTACAGATCACTAAAAGGTGTACCTGTCAAAAAGCTGGATTTTGAATCAATTAAAGATGCACGTGAGTTTGTAACAAAATACAAACAAGTAGAGAACTTTCCTATATTTGGATCTACAAACTATGTGTATACTTTTATCAATGATCGATACAAAGGAGAGATAAAATATGACCCGTCCAAGATTTCAGTTGTCACAATCGATATCGAGGTCTCGTCGGAGGGAGGCTTTCCAAACATTGAACAAGCTGACAAACCAGTCACAGCCATTACTTTATCAAAAAACGGACACATGGTCGTACTCGGCATGTTCGAATACGAGCCCGAGCAGCAAAATGTAACATACATCCATTGTAATAATGAGAAGGATCTATTAGAAAGATTCATCCAAGTTTGGAGATCAAAACAATTCAATCCAGATATCATTACAGGTTGGAACGTAGAATTCTTCGATATGCCTTACATCGTCAATCGTGTAAGAAGAATCCTTGGAGAATATAGTGTTAAGAAGTTATCTCCTTGGGAATTAATGTCTTCTCGAGAGTTTGAAATAAACGGTAAACCAATAGTGTTGGAACAACCTGTTGGGATCACTGTTCTCGATTATCTTGGTTTATATAAAAAGTTCTCGTTTTCACAACAAGAAAGTTACAAACTAGATCATATCGCATTTATCGAACTTGGAGAAAGAAAACTTGACTTCATTGCATTGGGTTATGAGACTCTTGATGAGTTTTATAAAAAGGATTTTCGTAATTACATTAATTATAATATCCGAGATGTTGAACTTGTTGATCGTTTGGATGCTAAGCTCAAACTACTAGAACAAGTATTTGCACTGGCTTATGATGGCAAAGTAAATTTCATTGATACTTTAACAACAGTAAGAATGTGGGATATGATTATCCACAACCATTTGCTTGAAAGAAATATTGTTGTTGAGAATCCCAAGGTCACTGAAAAACAACGACAGATCGAAGGTGCTTATGTTAAAGATCCTAAACCTGGAATGTATGATTGGGTTGTTTCTTTTGACTTAAACAGCTTGTATCCTCATTTGATTATGCAGTATAACATCAGTCCAGAAACATTAGCTGGACAATGTATGAAGTTTGCAAACAGAGAACAGTTTGATGAATATGGTAGATTGGTTGATTATTCAGTTACTGATTCGATTGGAATGTTTATTGATGATCGTGCTCTAGACGATCTATCGATTAGAAACCAGCTTGTAGAGCAGAATGTAACAATGACACCTACAGGTTGCATGTTCGATCGGGACTATCAAGGGTTCTTACCAAAGTTGATGGAAACGATGTACAATGATCGATCAGAGTGGAAGAAACGGATGATCGATGCAAAAAAGAAGTATGAGATAAATCCTACAGAGGAGTTGCGGAACGAAGTTGCAAGATGTCATAATATGCAGCTTGCAAAGAAGATCCAGCTAAACAGTGCTTATGGTGCTCTATCTAATGTTTACTTTCGGTGGTTTGATCCTCGTCTTGCTGAGTCAATTACTAAAGCTGGCCAACTATCCATCAGATGGATGGAAAAAAAGATTAACGAATATCTTAACAAGTTATTCAAATCGAATGGTGAGGATTATGTTATTGCCTGTGATACTGACTCGATGTATATCAGGCTTGGACCATTGGTCGACACTGTGTTCAAAGACAAAAAGGATCATGACAAGATTGTCAAATTTCTTGATAAGGTTTGTGAAGATAAATTAGAGCCGTTTATTGATAAATGTTATACCGAACTAGCTTTGTATGTTAATGCTTACGATCAGAAGATGAAGATGAAACGTGAAGCGATAGCAAACAAAGGAATATGGACAGCAAAGAAACATTACATTCTCAATGTCTATAACTTAGAAGGTGTTCAGTACAAAGAGCCTAAGTTGAAGATTCAAGGAATCGAAGCAGTACGAAGTTCCACACCTTCAGCTTGTCGTGAGTATATCAAAGATGCTCTGAAAATTATTATGAGTGACACGGAAGAAGATCTTGTAAGGTTTATTGACTCTAAGAGAGTTGAGTTCAAGTCTAAGCCATTTGAAGAGATTGCCTTTCCACGTAGTGTCAAGGACATGAACAAGTACTATGACTCAAAGACTGGTTATCGTAAAATCTCAAAGAGTGGTGTACCTATCCATGTCCGTGCTGCGTTATTATACAATCATATGTTGAAAAAGAAACAACTAGATACCATACTGAATCCAATCTATGAGGGTGATAAGATTAAATTTGCTTACATGATGATTCCAAACCCTCTCCATGAGAATGTATTTGCAACAACAGGATCTTTACCAAAACAGTTTGGATTGGAAAAGTTTATTGACTATGATACTCAGTTTGATAAAGCATTTGTAGAGCCGATCAAGACAATTGTCAATGTAATGGGATGGAGAACAGAACGTGCAAGCTCGACGCTCGAAGATTTTTTCGGAGACTAATATGAAGGAAGACGAAGATTTTGATTTTGGATTTTCAACAGAAGAAGATAAGGTTGAAATATTTCAAAGTGAAGCTGAGGACTATAAGAGTAGATTAAATAAACTGCACAAAGCAATCCTACCTTTATTAAATAACTTAGAAAAAAATCCTGATCAAGAAATAATCAAATGGCCTAACAGAGACAAAAAAATAAAAGAATTTAAACTTAAAGTTAAAAATATCATGGAAGGAAAGGAATGATTTATTTTAAATCAGAAGGTAAGTTACCTGAATACAGTAAAGATTTTATAGAGCCAAAAGGAGCTGCTCATGATAATAATGGTAGTACGTATTTTACTGAAGCAATAGAGAGAACGTTCAATGGAAGGCAGATTTATTTTTTAGATCTTGGATGTGCTGGGGGACAATTAGTTAAGGATATGCATGATAAGAGGCATTTCGCTTTTGGTGTAGAGGGATGTCCAATCCAAAAAGTAAATCAGAAGAACAATTGGCCTCTGATTCCTAACAATTTATTTGTGGCTGATATTACTGAAAAGTTTAGGTTTTACACATATGATGAAGATGGTCAAAGTACTAAAATTTTATTTGATGTTATTTCCGCATGGGATGTCTTAGAACATATTCCTGAAGAAAGACTTCCAGGGTTAATTGAAAACTTGAGAAAAAATCTTAAACCTGACGGTTTTTTTGTATGTGGTATTGCAGATTTTGAAGATGAAGGATATCACGTTACACTACAAAACAAGGAATGGTGGATTAAATTATTTGAAAATCATAAAATGAAGTTTGTTGAGGAAGATCCTCAGGAGCTTGCTAGAAAAACTAGCTTTCATCTTAAATTTAAACTTATGGAGAATTAATGTCTGATTTCTTCAAATCACTGGTTAAAGAACTCAAAGACCCCAACACTTCTATTTTAGAAGATGGTGAATCGTCTGCTGAGTTCAGTGGTTGTATAGATACTGGTTCATATATTTTAAATGCTGTATTATCTGGTAGCCTCTACGGTGGTGTTCCAAACAATAAGATCACAGCGTTTGCAGGTGAGTCTGCTACAGGTAAAACATTTTTCGTTCTTGGTGTTGTTAAACAATTCTTACAAGATAATCCAACAGGTGGTGTAATTTATTACGATACTGAAGCAGCAGTAACAAAAGAAATGATGTCTAAGCGTGGTGTTGATACTAAGAGAGTTGTTATTGCAGAACCAGACACAATTCAAAAGTTTCGTACTCATGCAATGAAAGTTCTAGAATCGTATGATAAGCAACCAAAGGATTCAAGACCTCCTATGATGATGGTACTAGATTCATTAGGGTTGTTGTCAACGACGAAAGAAGTAGAAGATACTACAGAAGGCAAAGATGTTCGCGATATGACCAAATCGCAAGTAATCAAAGGTGCCTTTAGAGTATTGACTCTCAAGTTAGCACAGGTAGGAGTACCTATGCTTGTTACTAACCATGTTTACGAACTTGTAGGATCATATGTACCGACAAAAGAGATGGGTGGTGGATCAGGTCTCAAATACGCTGCCAGCACTATTGCTTTCCTCAGCAAGAAAAAAGAAAAAGATGGAGACGGAGACGTTATCGGAAACATTATTAGAGTGGCGATGCAAAAGTCTCGGTTTACCAAAGAGCACTCAAGAGTCGAAGTGTTACTTACTTTTGACAAAGGGTTAGATCGTTATTATGGTTTGTTGGAGCTCGCTGAGAAACATGGTATCTTTAAGAAAGTTTCAACAAGATATGAACTTCCAGATGGATCAACCGCATTTGGTAAACAGATCAACAACAATCCAGAAAAGTATTACACTACAGAAGTGATGGAGCAGCTAGAATTAGCTGCAGCTAAAGAATTTAAATATGGAATAGGTGAATGATAGAAAAGAGTATAATCTCTAATCTAATCCTAGACGAACAATACTTCAGAAAAACAATCCCGTTCATAAAAGACGAATACTTTCACGATCATACTCATAAAGCTACATTCAGGTTGATTGATCAGTACGTTAAGAAGTACTCAAGCCAACCTTCTACACAAGCTCTATTAATTGATCTTGAAGAGACTACTCTTTCACAGGACGAAGTAAAGAACGTCAAGGAATTTGTAGATCAACTTGATAGTGATCCTATCAAGGATAAACAATGGCTACTTGATCAGACTGAAAGGTTTTGTCAAGATAAAGCTGTATATAATGCTATTATGAATAGCATCCAGATTTTAGATGGAAAGGGTGATAAAGGAAAAGGTGCTATTCCTCAGATACTTTCAGATGCTCTTGCTGTATCGTTTGATACACATATTGGGCATGACTTTTTAGAGGACTATGAACAACGCTATGACTTCTACCATAGAAAAGAAGAAAAGGTTCCATTTGATCTCGACTATTTCAACAAAATTACAAAGGGTGGTCTTGCACGCAAAACCCTTAATATTGCTCTTGCTGGTACTGGGGTTGGTAAGTCTCTCTTTATGTGCCATTGTGCTGCATCTAACCTCGCTAAAGGACTCAATGTTCTATACATTACGTTAGAGATGGCTGAAGAGAAGATTGCTGAAAGGATTGATGCTAATCTTCTCAATGTAACGATTGATGAACTGGCAATGCTTCCATTAGATGCTTATCAGAAAAAGATTGATCGTGTTAAAGGAAAGACAGCTGGCAAGTTAATTATTAAAGAGTACCCAACTTCATCAGCAGGATCAGCAAACTTTAGACATTTATTGAATGAGCTGAAAGTCAAGAAAGGATTTCTTCCAGACATCATCTATATTGACTATCTAAATATTTGTATGTCTTCTAGATTCAAGCACGGATCAAATATTAATTCATATACCTATGTTAAAG